ACAACTAACTGTTACTAATCCTTTATTAACCGTGTTTGCTTCTAAATTAATTGCTGTTTCACATTTTTTGTATAAAGTTGAACCTAAATGTCCAGTGGCTTTGTCAGAACCAAAATTAGAATGGATTACAGTTATTATATGACAATTTAATTCTTTACTCCATTGCATCAATTTTTGAGAAACATAATTTCCTTGAGTTATATCATTAACATCAGAACATAAATCTGCAATTCCATCAATAACAACTAAACCAATATTTTTGCCTTCTAATTTTCCATATAAATAATATTCTATAAAATCAATTCTAGTAGAATAAGGTAAATGACGCAAAGCTAATGTATGATAGTTTTCTGGCATTTTACCCGTCATCTCAATTGGTCTTCTAAATACTTTTTGTGCGTGCCAATTACCTTGTTCTGTATCAAAATGGATAACATGTTTTTTATCGTGATTATGTCCTTGAAGTTCTCCTGTAAAACCATCTATTTCGTTATATAAATAAGTTGCTGTCAATAAACTTATAAAGAATGTTTTTTTAGTTTTAGGAGGTGCTTGTATAAAACTAAAATTCCCATAAGTTCCAATAGGAATAGGATAGCTAATATCTCCTTTTTTTGTCTTATAAGTTCTAGTTCCACAGCTTATAACTGGTTCTGGATAATGTTGCTCTTCTGATATGTCTATTAAGCAATCTTGCTCTAATAGCTCCATTGTCATTCTTTTAATCTCTAGTGAATCTTCTTCCATTTGTTTGTTTGTATATTGTTTTAATAAAAAGGAGGCCACTAAGGCCTCCTAATTGCTTGGTTGGTAGATTAGAAAGGTAAATCAGTCGTAGCCTCATTGACTTTGACTTCTTCTTCAGCTTTAGCAGATTCATTATCTTGCCACTCAGCTTTAGTACATTGACCATCAGTCCATACAACTTTTCCATTACCTAAATACTTCTTAGGTTTTTTAACTTCTCTTTCTTCTTTAGTTTGAGAGTCAAATACTGAAACATTTTGCCCATATTGGTTTGTTTCATCATTTACTGAAATTGTAAAGTTATAATAAACTTTCCCATTTTTACCTTCTACAAATTTCTCTTTAGGTAAACTTGCCACGTCAATACTTACATTAATTAATGCACTCATAATTTAATTGTTTTTAAAAATTGTTTGCTTACTCTTTGGATTTTCTGCTTCCTCCTTTTTTTTATTCAAAATGTTTTAAATCACTATGGTTAATAGAATATTTTTTTCTAATTTCAGATAACGTTCCATTTCCTTCTTTCACGAATTTAATAGCTTTTTGCAAAGCATCTCCAGATAAAATAGGTTTTTCTAAAGTTGTTTTTGTTTTGCCATGTGTGTTAGTTGCGTCAGCATCTTTAGTGTCATCAATCAAAAATAAATTACCTAAAGAATATTTTTTTCCGTAAGATGAAGCAGAACCAAACTGCTGAGCTACTGCCATTCCTTTTTGGTCAAGGTCTACCCCTACAATTGCTGTTGCCTTAATATAAGCTCCTGTTGTATTACAAAAGATTTTAGATACACTTTTCAACCTGTCTCCTTTAATATATTTTTCATTTATTGTTACATAACATCCATGCTTCTCTAAATGTGGTTTAAGTGCTTCTAATACATCTTCTGCACTTCTGTAATTGTACTTACCAAAAGAATTTTTCTTATCCTTAGAAGCTTTTAATTCAACTTGTATTCTTGTCAATTTCTGACCAATACTTAATTCCTGTTTACTCATAATTTAATTGTTTTATGAGGAGGCTTTTACACCTCCTCTGTTGTTTTATAATTGTTTTAAAAAGTTTAATATTTCAATTTTATTTTCAAATTCCCATGTTGAGGTCATATTGGTAACTTCACAAGTACTCCTCTTACGAACATTCCAAGCTCTAAATAAATCTGTTTCATATCGGTCTACAAATTGTTTTATTAATACTTCTATCATATCGTAATCATTATCATTACCATCTACATCTTTTAATATAAATGTTAAAATTTCAATCCATTGGTTAGCATCGTAAATTGCTCTTAATACCCAATTAATCTCGTTATTGAAGTCTTTAAATAATCTTTCTTTAGAACCTTTTAATTCGTTTTGTTTTAATCTTAATTTTGTTTCTAATTCTAATCTTTTAATTTCCATGATGTTTGTTTTAATTTGTTGTGTCAAATATATAACCATTAATTGGTTTAAAAAAATAAAGATATAAATTTTAACAAAATTTTAACATTTATAGTGATTCACGTTCTAAACGTAAGCTTCTTTCTAAATCTATTTTCATTTTAAGTATCTCATTTTCTCTTTCAAGTTGATTAACATATAATCCAATAGTTGTAGTCGCTTTTAATACATTATTAATATCTTTGTTGTTTTTTGATTTATCTTTCCATTCTAGAACTTTATGTCCTAAATACTGAAACCAATGATAGTACTCTTGTTTTTGTAAAATTGTCATTTTGTTTGTTTTTAATTATAATGTTTGTCTATTACTATTTTTTCAATTTCAAAAATATCTTGTTCAGATAGCAAATCCATTATGTCAATATCTTGTGCTACCATTATTCTTTCAATTTCAAATTCTTCTTCGTCAGAAGGTGTATCTAAATTACCATAATAACCTTTGTAATACGTTCCTCCTACTGTTAATGTTATTCCTTTAAATGAAATCTCGTGTGTTGTTATATTTCTATTCATTTTCTATTTGTTTTAGTTTGATAGGTCAAATATATAATGATTAATTCGTTTAAAAAAATAATTTATTAAATTTTAACAAAATTTTAACATATAAAAAAAAAGAGACTATCAATTAGATAATCTCCTTTTTAACAAACAACAAACAAATTATATATAGATTAGACAGATTTTATTAAAACCTCAACTCTAGGATTATTTCTATCTATTTCAGTAGGTAATATTATTTCTTTTTTAATGATATCGTCATTATCATCTACCCAACAACCAAATTCTGTTATTGCATCCATTAAATATTTAGAAATTATAGATATAACATTCATTTTATCTAACTTTCTTTTTGATTGTTTAAATACTTTATATGTTACCTCAACTGGAACTTTAAATTCTACATCTTCCAATTGATTTCTCATTATTTCTTTAAACTGTTTTTTACATTTAGATTCAACTAAAAAATGTTGATTTCTATAAGTGTTTAAATTAATATAAACTTTTTTATCTTTCTTATTTTTATATTCAAATATAATATAAGTAGGACAAATCAATAATTTACTTTCAATCATTATTCAAATATAATACTTTTTGTGTTTATATTAACTAATATACGATTAACAAACTTTAACAAAACAATATATATAATATATGTTTTTTTTAAAAATATCTATCCTGTATAATAATTTTATTAATTTTATATTAATATTTTTTTTATTTATATATTCCTTTTAAAGTTATTTAAAAATGTTTTTTTTAAAAAGTTTTAACAAAATTAATAAAAATTTTTGACAAAGTACATAGGAGAAAGTGAAAGTTATTGTTTCTTATTAACAAGTATCTTCTCTACAGAACGAGCTCCAAAATAACCTCCATAAACAACTAACAATAAAGAACTCAATAAATCAATCCAACCATCTTTAATTGCGAAGCCTTTAATAGAACTATCTAATATAATATATATAAATAATGATAATGTTAAAAAAGCTAAAGACAAAGGTCTTATATTTTTGCTTAACCAAGAATCAGAAGTCATATCTGACTCCCATCTTTTAGTTACTTCTTGCATCTCTACAACATCCATTTCAAGCTCTTTTAAAGCCATTTGTAATTGCTGAGGAGATAAATCTCCACTATTGGTTAATATATTTATAGCTTCTTTAATATCTCCCGTCATGACACTTCCTACAACAGCAGCTACATCTTTAAAGTTTATACTTCTTAGGAAGTTACCAACTCTAGTCCCTTCTCCTCCGTTTTTAATTAATTTATCTTTACCCATTTAACATATATTTTTTGAAAGTTATTAATGTAGAAACATTCCATTCATTATTTTTTTCTTTCCAAAATTCTAATAACTCGTCTACATCTGTTATTTCAACTTCCTCATGCAAGCTATATAGCCATTTATGAAATTCTTGTGGTGAGTTTAATAATAATAATTCTTCTTCAGTAAATTCTAACTCTCCCATGTTATTAATTTTTCTGAATTTCTAATATCTACATGAGTAAAAGTTTCATATTTACCCAGTCCTTTAACTTCAACATCATCATATATTTCTGTAAAAAATTCTATTGCATTAAAAACATGATGTGGCTTATAACCTTTAACTACAATATCAGCTGCTTTTCCTAAAATGTGTTGACTATTTTTTACTCCTCCTATTTTCTTATTATATGTTTCACATCTATAACCACTATTTATTCTTATAGGTGCATCAAAAATTGAACGTAGTATTTCTAATTGTCCACATAATTTAAACACATTAGAAACAACCTTAGCTGGCATATCGCAACCACATTTACAATCAAATTCCGTAGAATCGAAATTATCTGTTATTTTCATTCTTTATTATCATTTTTGAAGAATATTTCAATCTCGGAAAAGTTATAAACATAACATCCTCGCTAAATAAATCTTCTTTGGATTGATAGAAACCCTTTTTAATGACTTTACCTAATAAATTATATATAATATAAGGCTCATTAATTTTAAGATTCTTAGAATATTCTAAAATGCTTAAAGAAGCATTTGTAATTATACTTCCGTAAACAACTAAACCTTCAGCTTCAGTATCTATAGCTCCTGATGTTATTATTAAATTACCAGTTATAATTAATTCGCTTGTACAGTTATCGCTGAATGTTACTTGACTTTCAGAATCTAAAGCGTAAAAATCTCCGTTGACTGTTAGCGTAGTATTGCTAATTCTTAAATGATTGTCATTTATATTAACATCTCCGTTAGTGTAGTAATCTTGATAGTCAGAAAAGACACATTCAGGAAAGTCGGAATGGTTATCGTCATCTGTAGAACAGCAACCTAATCTCAAGTCCCATTGTAAATCACTCAACACATCTCCTATAGATGTTTGACTTAATCCATTTAAAGAAAATGCTAATAATAGAATTGTAATAATTTTTTTCATTTTTATTTTTGTTTTTTATTTCTCAAATCGTTTTTTATTATTGCTACTATTTTAACAATAGTGTAAGCAATAGATACCATAAGCAAACCAGTTTTAAGTACAGCGTCAATACTGCTAAGCGTTGATAAAAAGGCGAGTGTATTAATGCTGTATATTTTAATCGTATCAAATGTCCCCATCTTGTAAATAAGAGTTTCAAATTTCATTTTATTGTGTCGTTAATTCTGCTAATTTTGTATCTGTTAAAGCTGTATTATATACTCTTACCTCTTTTGTTTTTTCTTTTATTCGCTCGACCTACCAAAAAATCAAATGTGTAAGTAGCCACTATTCCGCCACCTACGGTATACCCTAAATCAGCCCAATCAAATTTATTATTAGACTTTGTGCTATCTGATAACTCTTTTATAGTACCTACAATTATTGGTGTTAATATACCTACTATTTTAGACTTTTTACGGTCTTTAGTTCCTCCGTATGTTACAATATAAGAAACACCACCTAAATACATTCCACCAGCACCGTGCATCTGCTTATCTAAAGGTATTGTATTTTCGTTTACAAATAACCACCCCAACGAACTTTCTTGTTGTGCATTACTTAATAAGGGGAAGATTAAAAGTATAAATATTAGTTTTCTCATATCGTTGTTAATTTTATTAATTCATCGTCTGTTAATGCTTTGTCGTATATTCTTAAGTCTTTAGTGTTTCCGTAGAAAGGTAATGAACCTCCACCTCTATTAAAACTTAATTTAGTTAAAGTATTTGCTGAAAATACTGAACCAACTAAATCAGTATCAACTTTAACACCATTTACCCAAAAAGCAAAATCATTTTCTTTGTATTTTAACGCTACTTTAATTATGTCTGTTGAATCTGATATGTTATGTGTTTCTAAAAATTCGTAGCTTGTAGACACCCTTACGGCAGATGTCAACCTGTTGGCACTTGTTCCATCATAACCAATATAAACAGTATTGTTTTGTGTGCCATCGCTTAATGACATTAATCTAAAACTTCCTTCATTCGCCAAAGCACTTATTTCTGCATATAAAACACCCTCTTCACTATTAATAGTAGGAGTAGCATCTACACAAGATTCTGCGCTTCTTGTAACCACGCTTCCGTTAGTAGGTATATAAGATGTGGCGTAAGTTAATTCTTCTACTTGAACACCCCATAGATATAAACTTTCACCTACAGGTAAATCTCTTACTAATTGAATTGTAGTAGAAGTTCCTGAGGAAGTTGTAAAACTAAATTCGACTCTGCTCCAACCATTTGAATTAATACTACTCTCGTAATTTGTACTTGACGCTGACGCGGTATTTGTAAAGAACAACCTGACCGCACTTGCATCTGTATTTTTAGCGTAAAAAGAAACAGTGTAATCTGTACTTGGTGTTACTGATATGGTAGTTCCAAATCTACCTAAACCACTTGTTGATGTTATTTTATAAGAACCAAGTTCTCCGTAAGGATTAACTTCTGCGTTATCTAAAGCAACATTGGTTTCACCATAGTCATTAAAACTACTATCACTAAAATCCTCACTATAAGGAAGTAAATTAGTACTCTGTGGCTCAAGTAAGAAAGCAGGTTCTCCTGTTGAATAGTCTATTCTTGGTACATCGTCTTCTAATACTTTTTTGACAGATATGCTGTTTAATGTAAAAGGGTTATCTGTTAGAGAGTCGGGAGCAAATAACCTATTCACTGAACCATCAATACCCGTTACAGTAGTTACAAACTTAGTCACTCCATTAGGGAAGTCCGTATACTGAAATAGTATTGTTTGTGCATTACCACTTGAAACTCTGAAATTAGCGTTACCACTTGAAATAGTTACATCTACAGTTACTTCATATTGCTCCCCTACAACAACATCAAAATCATCTGTGCTAAGGAAACCACTTGTAACATCATCAAAAAACCATTTACCATTAACTAAACTCCAACCACCCGTACCATACGTTAGATTACTATAATCAATCAACTCATTTCCTAAGTCTGTTACCGTTTCTATTAAACCAAACTCGTTAACTCTTGTAGCGAATGAATTACGAGTAAATGTAAAATCTGTACTAATCAAATCGTACTTTAATTTAAATGTAGGCTGAATTCCACCTATTATATTTGTTTCTCCACTTGGTGAATTACCATAAATATTCCCCCAATTAATTGAATTATTTGAAGAACCTCTTCCCCATTGATTAGTGTTGTTTGCAGAGCCTTGACCCCAGCCTATTGTATTTGCCATTATTCCGTTAGTTTAATTATGTTGTTAATTCTGCTAATTCTGTGTCTGTTAAAGCTGTGTTATAAACTCTTGCTCCTTTAGTTCTGCCTACAAAATTCGCTGTTCCCCCACCGTTATCGAATGCAAATTCTGTCAAAGTGTTAATACTAAAAACATTCCCAGAAACATCTGTTCCAATCTCATTGCCATCAATCCATAAAGCAAAATCGTTTAACTTCCATTTGAATGCTATTTTATGAAAATCTGTTATTGTTAAAGCAACAGTATTAATATTGGCTTCTATTACACCAGCGACTGTGCATAAAGCTATTATCCTTTGGCTTACAGCATCATATCTTACTAAAACAGTGTTTGATGTAGTGCTATCTGAAATTGAAATTTCTCTATTTGTCAAGTCATCTGATAGAGCTTTTATCTCAACATAAAGAACACCTTCAGTAGAATTAAAAGTGTCTACAGTTCCAGCACCATTGCATACGTCTGCTCCTCTAGTTATAACTGAGCTAGTTGTGCTTATATAGCTTGTAGGATATCCCATTGCTTCGGTTTGAGCTCCCCAATAATAACGATTTCCTAATTGAGAAGTTGTATCTGCATAAAAAGCAGGTGTTAATATTCCTGCACCTATAGAAGTTGCTGTAGCTGAACATCTGAACCAGCCATTTCCGTAGTCCTCTATTTTTCCCGTAGCACTACTTTCTGACGTTATAGTTCCATCTTCAATGTTAAAAATAACATTTTGTCCAGAAAAACCAGAACCTCCAAAATTAATCCTTAGAGAATTAGTTCCATCAATATATCTAGCAAAAATGGAAGAAGTCCAAACTTCTCCAGCTCCTACAATAGTAGGTCTATTACCAGTTCCCGTAAACATTCCAGCCGAAGTTATCGATGCTGTAAACTCGAATAAAGAAGCCGTATTTTTTCCATCTGGAGCTATAGAACTATTAGCTGTTAATGTGTAAGAAGATGAATTTTTGACATAGTAAGTAGAAGCACTAAAATCTTCAGAAAATCTAAGATAATTAGTAGAAGCTCCTTCTAATAATAACTGAGGACACTTAAGCAAACCTCCATCTGTATTTCTATAGTCTAACCTTGGGACATCAATAGCAGCTGTTTCTAAATAGCCGTCTTTGTTAGTGAATGTTGCTGCCCTATTTCTTGAAAAAGTAAAATCTCCTTCTCCATTTGCAGGAATAAGGCTATATAATTTTCCTGCTTTTTTAGCTGCTGGTAGTATTTCTAGAGCTGGTATTTTTGTCATGTTGTATTTTTTCTATGAAAACTTTAAGTTTCACTATATTAGATTCTTTTGGCTTGTAGTATGCTTTTTTTATATAACCCATCCGGTGTAATGTGATTTTTTAGTAGGATACATATCTCCATTGGAGTTGGTTGAATATTCTGGAAAATCAATTGAATTATTGCATAAGTACTCAATCAATCTTTCTGTATAAAATTGAGCTGTATTTCTGCTTTTTTCCATTAACAATCTCACCTCATCAAGACTAGCTGTTTCAGACGTTTCAGCTGAATGTTTATAAATACCACCATTTGATATTGTGTAAGCTAAATAAGGCATAAATTCTACAACAGTCCAATGTATCTGCATTGGTTTCACGTAAGTTTCTAACAACAACTTATAGTTCTCATTACCTACATTGCCTATAGTGTTATTTATTATTAGTTGCTGAATTTTCTCGTACAAATCAGTTCCTAAATAAGTTTGCACATGAATATCTTGAGCTATTTCTATGAATTGAGAAAATTTATCGTTATCTACATTTCCATCTAATATAGAATATCTCTTTATGTCGCTAGTTGTTATAAAAATTGCTTTCATTTATCCTTTATAGTTTGGGTGGTGTCCGTTGTTAGGCATATCTTTTGGTGCTATTTTAGCATCTTCGTATTGTTTTCCTTTGGTTTCGTATGTTTTAGGAATAGAATTTATTTCTTCTCCTTTAGATATGTATTTTTCTGTTTTAGATTTTAACCTATAGAGTTCTTCTTGCCAATAATGTCCACAATTAACTCCTCCTTTGTATCTAAATAATGAATAATTTTGTCCTTTATGTCCATGTGATTTATTAACTCCAGAAAAAGAAGCTTGGTCTATATCTTCTTTACGATATACAATTCCTTTAGATGTTCTACTCATCATAGTTCTACAGAACTCTCTGCTTTTATCTGAACTATATCTTTCTTGATATGTATATCTAATCTTGTAAAAGGATTTGTCTAGTGAACTTTCGCTGTTTGGAGATGATTTTATATACTTAGATAGTTTTTGTGCAATAGAGAGCTTCTCACGTATCTTAGAATTGACCCAATCACTTATTGATTCGTTATCTTCACTATATTCTCTTGTATCTACTAATTCCCATTCGTCTAAATCAATCAATTCGCCTTCTAAAGAATTTAGCATTTCCTCATCATTAAAACCTTCATTGTCTTTAGCCATTTTTATTCCAGTTTCTTCTTCTTTTGTTTCAGAGTCTAAACCATCAGCTTCTATAAATTCTAAAGGTTGAATAGTTTTAAAATAAAGCTTTAAAGATATATCATTTATTGCTAATATTTCATCAATAGCTTCTATTAATTCTTCTTGGTATGGTTTAATAACTATGTTGTCGAAAAATAAGCTAGAATTTTTTATTTCTTCTGCATTAGAACTAAATCCACTTCCAGCTTCTCTAACACCTATAAGCAAAGGAGATGTCACATTGTGTGCTACAATTAATTTATTTCTGCATTCATCTGCTAAATATTGGTAATGTTCTGGTGCATTGTTTAAAGGCAAATCCTCTACAGTGGTTGCATTTTCCACTCCATTATTAAATGCTACTACGACTTTAGTTCCTCTTGCACCCGTGAATTTCTTAGTAACATCTAACATTATTTCCCTCTGTTTTTCAACATCAGGAATGCCATTGTTGAAATTAACTACTTTTGTACCAGAAAAACCGTTTAAAGTGTCGTTAATTAAATAATCAGCTATTTCTTCTTCTAATAATGCATAAGGCAAAGCTCCAACATAGTCAACTGGTTGATAATATTTATACCCAGCATTGTAAGAAGATATTATATATATTTCATTCCCTTTTTTATTACCATATCCAAAAGCTTTAAACGACTTTACTTCGTCACTTGGTCTTTTATCAGCCCAATTAGGGTGGTAATACCAATCTTCTATTTCACCTTTTTCATTACATATACCAGCTCTTAATGTTTCCATAGGAAAGTGAGTAACAGAAGAAACAATTCCTTTGTTGTATGTTATTTGCATAGCACCCATCCCAAGTTTCTTTCTATCTGAAATTACTCTTTTCAAGTCTTTAGGCTTAAAAAGTATTTTCATTTTTGCATATTGTTCTGGCTTCTTATTAGAATCTAAAGCATCTAAACCTTTGCCATAAATCATATTGCAAATTCCTTTAATAATAGAGTTGTTGGTAGTCGAACCGTTAAACCTATCTATTAAATATTGAAAATAGTTGTTATCTCCACCATATTCAACTATGTTACTTCTTTTGTTTTCCTCAATCTCAGGAGAGGTATATTTACTAAGTGAGATTATTCCAATATTATTCATATATTTTATATTTGTTTTCTGTTGAATTAGAAACAATATTGCCAACGCTATATGACGTTTCTTTATTTTCTATATATTTACTATAATTCTCAGTAGAAAGTCCCTTAAATGTGCCCCTAAACGTTATAGCACTATTTAAAATCAATTTAAAATCGTATACATGATTCTCTAAAACCGTAAAAGTGTTTTCTTCTATAGAAATATAATTAACCATGTCCACAATAAGTAAATCACCAAAAGAAAAAGTAGTTTCTTCTTTTGTTTGGTCGTCAACAATAATTAAACTATCGAAAGAATCATTTCTAGGCATTATGTTTAAAACAAAACCTATTTTAGCTTCTACTATTTGCATTAGTTAATAATTTAATTATTATAATAAAAAACAATATTTTGTATAAAATAAAAAAGCCCTTAAATTAATAAGAGCTTTTTCAAATTATGTTAAATAAAATTAAACACCTTCTACCACAGTGAAGTTGATGCCATCACCTATAATAGTTGGGTCAACAAAGAATGCTGGTTGAACTTCTTTTGAAGTTATTGTAAGAGTATATCCATTAAAATCTCCCATACCAGACCCAGAATTAGTATTCATAGAAACAGTACAACCGTTTACAGCTCCATGAAGCTTGAAAGTACCATCCCAACCTTCGCTAATTATCGCTGGTTTGCTGTAAGTTAATAATTTCAATTGTTTTCTAGTTACTTTGTCTTGAGCTTTCAATTGAATAGAACCATTGGTTGCCCAAAAAGAAGTTCCATTTTCTTCGTTTGTTTCTCCAACCTCATCCATAGTGTTTGCTCCTCTTAAATCGAATTTATAAAGAGAAACATCATTAGAATCAGTACTTGTCACAAGCTCATCAGCATCAAAAGTCAAATCAGAATAATTATATTCACTATCATTCATTATATAAATAGCTTTTAATCCTCCGACTGTTTTGCAAGGTTCTAAACGCCCTAAAGTTATATCGCAAGCCATAATTAAATAGTTAAATAGTTAGCTGAAAAAGTTAATCCAGAAGCTGGTATATTTACAAATCTAGCTAACTCAGTTGAATTACCAGAAACTGTAAGATTATATCCATTGAAATCCCCCATACTTGCTCCAGAAGCCGTTGATATACTAATCTCACAACCATCTTCTAAACCATATATTTTATATTTTCCATCATATCCTTCAGTCATCACAAAATGAAGACCTTTAGCTATTGCATCTAATTCTTCTCTAGCTATTCCATCTTGAGCTTTTATCTGAGCAGCTCCTGCTATTGTGTAGAAAGTTGTACCATTTTCTTTTGAACTTTCTCCAGTTTCGTCAAATGTGTTTGCTCCTCTAACTTCCCACTTAAAAGCGGTCATAGCTGGTGCAAATGCCGTTATAATACCATTCGCATCTGTAGTAATGCCAGCGTAAGCAGCTGATTCAAATGGGATTATGTATATGTTTTTAAGTCCTCCGACTGTTTTGCATGGTTCTAAACGACCAGCCGTTACTTCACAAGCCATAATTATTTTTTGTTTTTTTAATTAATAAAAAAAAGGAAGGCAAGAATATTTCTACACCTCCCTTTCTATGAGTTTTACTGTTATTCTAATTGTTAGTTAACAGCGTTAACGATTCCGTAAGTTACGATATCTTCTACGTTAGCGTACATAACACCAGCAGTTAATCTCATAATTACTCTTACATTTTGAGAACCATCTAAGTCAGCCATATCTAATACTTTAACTTCGTTGTGGTCTGATAATAAACCAGTTCCAAAGAATAAGTTAGATTTTTCAGCACAAATAGCTGTGTTGTCAGATAAACCGTTTGCTACGAATAATTTAACACCGTCAAATGTCAAAGCACCGTTAGTGTACCATTGTGTTCCTTGAGCATTCGTACCGTTTCCACCTAAACCAGCTGTCGCAAATCCACCTAATGAGCGAACATAGGCTCTAGCAATATTTTGAGAAACATAAATGTATAAATCTTCTTTTCCATATAAAGCACTTGGAATAGCATCAACGATTTTACCTAATTCATCTACAACGTTAGCTGCAGTTACAGTAGTTCCTGTTACTTCATTAGCAGCTGGTAAATCAGCATCCTCAGCAAGTAAGATTTCGAATCCATCGTATTGAGAAGTTACTCCAGCCTCACCTTGCCAAATGTTTTGTTCAGTTTTTTCAGCAACTTTAGCTGCAACATATCCAATTAAATAATCTTGGAAAGTTTTAGGCATAACATCGTGAGCAGAGAAGCCCATTTCTAAAGCTTGCCAATCGCTTCTGAAGTCTTCTTTACATAATTGTAAGTTAACTTGAGCTTCAGCTGGTTGTAAAATTCTTTCTGTTTTAGTAACAGTAGAAGTAGCTGTAAAATCACAAGTAGCATCAGATAATAAATCTGTAGTTGATAATTTAGAAAGAACTTGCTTGTATTTTACATTTGGTTTAATAGTAATACCACCGTTTGCGATAGTGTTACCAGACAATAAAGCTGCAGATACGAATTCTCCTGCGTGTTCTCCAGCGTAAGTTGTTGTAATTGAAGTTGTAGTTGGCATAATTTATTTTTTAAATAGTTTTGCAAAAACTCTGTCTTGCGTAGTTAATAATGTTTTTTTGTTTTCTAATTTTGTGATTTTTTTACTAGAAAAAGCTTCTGGATTGTGAGCAACAGGCTCAACAATTTCTTCTTCTTCTACAATTTCTTCTTCTACTACTTGAGTAGCTAAAGCTAATTGTTCTTTAAGACCTTTAATAACGTCTTCTAATTGTTTTACTTTTTCAAAATGAGTTTCTTTCGAGATTGATTCAACTACTTTTTTAGGAGTAGCAGTTTCAGCATTGCTCATTTCTGGTTCATCCATTGGTTGTTCAGCTTCTTCAGGAGCTTCTTCTTCTTGAGCTTCTTTGATTTCTCCAATAATACCTTCTTCTGAAGCAACTAAAACTCTACCATCTTCAAGTGTATATTCTCCTTCTGGTAATGCAATTTTTTCATCGTCTTGAACGATAAAAACATTATAACCAGCTTCGAAAACCTCAGCTTCTATCTCCACTCCATTGTCGAGTTTCATAGATTCTAAAGCAACTTGAACACCTAGCATCGTCTTTATTTTTTTCAATGTTTCTTTTGGGTTCATACTTGTTTTAATTTTAATTGTTAATTATAATAATATTAATATTTTTGTAAAATTTTGTTAATTAATAACCTTGTTTCCAATAATGAGGACACGCTGAACATTCACAAGGCTCAGACGTATAAGTGTTTTTACATTTGCAATAATAAGCTTTAATGGCTGCCATATTATATTTGAGATTTTATTAGGTCTATAATTTCTTGAGCTTCTTCTTCTGTCAATTCATCAATATCTTTCTCTAATAATTGTGCAGCTCTCTCTTCAGTCATTATTCCTTTTTCTTCTGAAGCATTTATTTTTCTATCTGAAAATATTCCTTCAATAGAAAAACCTAAATATTTCCCTTTTTTAACATCGTTCCAAACCTCATCATTGTCTACTTTCATAATAACTACCCAAGAACCTTTTGTTGCATTTAATTTGTAAAGATTTGATTTATCATTGCTCTCATCTTCAACAATCCAAGATTCAACCGTAGAGACTCCAGAAGTATCTTTTTCATGCTCTAAAGTTGCGTTGTTATTATTCAATCTTTTCATGTATAAATGAGCTGCTTGTTTTACGGTTTCTTTACTGAAAACAACGTTATACTCATATTCTCCTTTTCTTCTGTATATTTCTTTTTCTGGTATTAAAGCCACACCCACAACCATTCGCTTTTCGTCATCTATGCTCTTAAAAGCTATTTTTTGCTTAGATAATGCTATCCAATTTTCTTCTATTGCTGGTTCTTTAACAAAAGAGATTGCTTCTATCCCATCTTCCTCTCCCGATAAATAAAGTTCTATTGTATCTAATTTCATTGTTGATTAATTTTATATTATAATAATTTAATTTGTTTTGTATTATATTGAAGCCTGCTGTACTATATTTCTATCTAGAGCTTGCTGGCTTGTTATATCATTTGACGCAACATAAGCTTGAACTATTTGTGGAGTATTTTGTTGATTAATAGTTGCTATATTTGATTGCTGAGCTAAACTCGATTGTGGAGAAAAGTTAGTAGCTTGAGCAGAACCAATATCTATATTTGGAGCTGAAATTTCACCAGCTCCCTTTGCAGCTGAACGAACTGAGGAAATGATACCAGCAGCTTGAGCTGCATAACCAACCAACAATGGAATGTTTTGTGGAAAACCAACTTTAGCTGTTTGAGCAACTCCTTCAGATATTGCAACTTGGCTTCTAGCAAGTGCTCCTTTAGAAAGTGATATTGTTTTAGAAAAATCTAAAACCAATTCTTTAGCTTGTAAAAGAGATTTAGCAATTAAAAGAGCTTTTCCAACTTTAGATTCAGCATTTGCCAACCCAATTATTTTATTGAAAGTATCTTCTTTTTGTTGTCTTTTTTGTTCTTCTAAACCAATTTCCTTTTGTAAATTTAAAGCTAACGCCTTTTGTCTTTCTTCGTTAGTTAACAATTCATCTTGTAATATCAACTCACGTTGTTCTTGCAATAATGCTCTTTTAGCTTCAAATGTTAACAAATCTGATTCTGCTTGTTCTGCAAGTCTTTCAATTTCAGCTTCTCGGTCTTCTTTCTCTTTTAGTTTTTTATCTTCTTTTATTTTTTTCTTTTCATTATCTAAAGCAACTTCTTGCTCATAAAATTCTTGCTTTTTTGCGTTCAATTCTATTTCTGCATCTACGTAGGCTTGAGTTCCTTCTTTATAAGAATCTTTTTTAGCTTGTAGTCGTTCTAACTCTATTCGTTTTTCTTCTTCTAAAACAGTTTTTAGAGCTTCGATTCTCATCTCATCATCAGTTATCTGTTCTGCTATGAATCTTTTCTTTCGAATAGATAGAGCATTTTCTGCTTCTGATTTTGCTTGTGTAAGTTCTAAACTTTCTTTGTCTAGACCTAAGTCATTTATTTTTTGCTCGGATATGAAACCTTCTATTTGAGCTAATACAGCTTTCCTTTCATTTAGCGCATTTATTAAAGCTACTTCATTTTCTATATTCTTATTAGCATTGAATTTAGCTCTCGCATTA